GTAGAGGTTTTGACAGAAAAAGAAGTTTTGGATGCGTTATTGCGGTTTTGGATTCGTTGTGCTGTTTTGGCATTGACGAATCGTGCTCCTCTGGAGGCATTGCATGATGCACATGATGGGACAAGGTTGGCTCGGTCATATGGGTCACCTCCACGATCAAGCTCTACGATGTGGTCTACTTGTGTGGCCTTGGTGCGTTTGCCCTTGAGCCTGCACCAGTGGCAGTCACTGTCTTCCTCGAGTACTAGCCGGCGCAGCTCTTTCCATCTCTTGGTTCCGTAGATTGGGTTACCTGCCATGAAGCTCCATGCCGATGAGGCATCCGCACTTCTCTAGGTCTAAGCCTTTGATGACGCGCCATCCTGTGTCTCTGCATTGTCCACAGGCTGAGTGATCTGCTACTTGAGTACGCGTAGGGACGAGACATTCTGAGTCTTTGTTCTTTAGTTCTTGATATACATCGGGGTTATCCCCATCAGGATTATCCTCACGAGGTGCGACCTGCGGTGATGTGTTTCTCACACCTTTATCCACACGCTGTGGAGTGTCGAAGACGAGGGTGTCATACTGCCACTTTCCACCTTCATCTTGGTATCTTCGGCGCTTGATGTAGCCGGCGGACTCGAGTTCTGTCATGGCTGTCCTAATGGCATCTATGCCCTCGCGTTTGACACTGGCGAGGTGTCGTGTGGAGGTTCTCCAGTTGTCGGGCTTGGACAGGACGAAGATGAGGACTGCTGTGGCCTTAAAGGTGAGACGCGAATCCTCAATGATCTCGTTACGAATCTGAGTCCAGTTTGACTCTGGTCTGGGCGCTCGATAGATGCTCATACGATGTCTTCCAATGTGACGCGCTTGCCTTGGCGGTAGGTCTGGTAGCCGGCGACAGTACCGTCCACAATGACCTTGACATAGCGGTCAAGATGCTGATCTTGGTTCAGGAGCGTCATCACGATAGATGGGTTGGTGTGCAGCTCTGAAGCTTGGCTCTCGGTCAGTTTGCGAGGGTTGCCGACTCGATGCATACAGATCACTTGATACTGAATCATGCTCCGAGCCTCAACCAGTTACCGTCAATCAGAGTCTCGGCAAACATGACACTCCTAGAGCGCGCCTGAATGAAGATCCCGTCAATGCTCAGATACTCGCACTCAAGGCCTCCAGTGCGAAGAGCAAAGATGTGGATGTAGTGCCGATTCGGATTATCCGAGTCCCCTGATTGGAACAGGACTCTTAAGGGTCGGATGGGTTGCATCCAGTCTGTGAATACATTGTCGGGGTTCATTGGGCTTCTTCTTTCGTTTGTAGGGACTTGAAATGTTTGAGGGTTGCGCTTGGTGGCGCGAGCTGTGAGATCGGCAGCAGGTTCGTGTCTAACGGGAAATATCGTCCGTTCGCGACTTCATTGCCGTCCGCATAATGTCGCATCATTGGCGAGCCTTGTAGATGCTTCTGAGAGAGCCTCCAAAACTTGTCCCATGAGCATCCACCGACAAGATAGACAGCCTCAGGTGAGCCGGCGACATATTGCAGATGGGTGAAGAAGTAGAAGTCTGATCTCTCAGTGTTTTCGGTGCGCGATTCCACACTGACGCGATAGTGCAGCTCTGGAGCACTCGTGACCTTCTGAGTTTTGACTTCGACTGTCTGCCCTGAGTACAGCTTGAGATCTGATGATCGTCCCTCATTCTTGAAGATGAGGAGATCGTTGTTCCAGCAGTAGTCAATCACGGCGATCTCACCAAGCGCACCGATTAGCAGATTCTCCTCTGTGTACCGTCCTACGTCCTTTAAGGTCTGATGGGAGTCGTCCACAAGATCCCGAGCCTCAGCGATCAGACGATCAGTGACTTGCACTCGAATCATCAGAACGCTTCTCCCTCGGTCATCTTCTTAGACTTCAGATCGGCGACCAGCGACTCAAACGCGAGACGACCAGACGGAACCTCGCCGGCATAACCGAGAGCGCGAAGTAGTCGTCGCTGTCCTTCAGATGCTTCCCAAGGCTTCACAGGCTTCGCAGTCTGCTCATCCTTTTGTCGGTTGATCACTTCCTCCAGTGAGGCCATCTTCGGGAATGACATCATGAGCCCAGCCAAGCGTCCGAGACATGAGGTAGACGCGTTCATCTGCTCGCTGTCTCGAGTGAAGGAGGTCTTGCCGGGATAGGGCTCAAAGCAGGTCGCTTGACATGGGAGCGGATCGTCAGGTGTACGCCATGCTTGCATCGTGACACTGATAAAGGTCTTGTCGCCGATCGTCACGATCTCTGGGCGATGCTCCTTGATGCGCAGCTCAGGCCACTTCTCTAGAAGAGCTGCAAAGCGTGTCGGGACATCAACATAATTACTCAGATCCATAGCGTTGAGCCTCCTCGTACTTCTCAATAACAGCGGTGAGGCTTGTATGTGGGCCGTGATCGGGATCAGTGCTCGGAGCGTAGAAGTCAATGAGATGATCGTAAAGATCCATACTCATCGTCTCCCAAAAGCGGATGCGTGTGTCTCTAATCTTCAGACGGAGCTCAAGGTCGGCGATGTGCTTCTCCTGCTCTCTAATCGTCTGAACCATGCCGTCGGGGTCGTTCATTGGATAATCCTTCCTAGTGGGATAATCCGACCCTACCTGATGGGTGTGTCAGAGTGGAGCATCCCTCGTCGCTGATTCTCCGATGTGCCTCCCCAGATGCCCGGAAGGGCGCGGTACTCAAATGAGAGCGCATACTTGAGACAGTCCGTAATTACTGGACAAGACTCACAAACTGCGACAGCTCTCCGAAGGTGTTGCCATGCTTCAGCACCAACCTCGGGGAAGAACCAGTCAACGGGCAGATCACGACAAGCTGCTTCTTCTTGCCAGCTCAGACTATTCAGCATGAAATGCTCCAAGGTTGCCATCCACACTTCCCAGCTTCCTCTCGACTGTTCCACAGTAAAAAGGCGAAGCGCAGGTTTGACGATGGGATTGCCATGTCTTCAAGCGTCCAGCCCATCTCCGAGAGCCATTCCTCGTGGATCTGGTTGATCTGCGTGAGTCCGTGATCTGATCCATTGAAGACTTCTGAATTGGCTGAGATTGACTGACAGCGCGATTCCTTCCACATGACGCGACCGAGGGTCTGCAGCACTTCTGTCCTGTTGGGCCAGCCCATCTCTACGGCGAGCGGTAGCCATTCCTGACACTTGGTGTCGGGATCTATTTGGGCGAGCTGTGGGAGCGTTGTAGAGGTCTCTACGGGCTCATCGTAGATAGTCGCGTTCTCTTCTGCGATCATCTGAGCGATGAGGGCTTCTTGGTCTGCGATCTGCTCATCGGTCAGAGGGACGATCTGGACAGTCTGAGGGACTTTGATCGTGGTCTCTGGCGGTGAGTCTGACGATGATCCGAAGACCACGACCAGACTGAAATACGCGAACGCCACAAGGGCGAGGAACTTGAACGGGTGCATTATGTGCCTCCAGTGTCGGGGCTCAGCTGTTGCTGTGCTCTCTTGGCTCAATCAGTTGACCGAATGAGCGACGCGATGTCAAGTCATTAGGCGAAGATTCGAGCGAACGCTTCCTCTACCAGTTTCGGATTATCTGCCATCAATGGCGAAATTTCTAGGTGGGCCCAGTCCGCTCCGGGCGTTCCTCCGTTGCGTGTGGCAGTCCAAGCCTTCCAAGCGTCACGATCACATCGGTAGCCTGCTCCCCACTTTGTGAGACCTGTCAGAGGGCATCCAGTGCCATCGTAGGCATGAATCTCTTCAATGTTCAGATCGTCACGGTGCTCATAGAGAAACTCTACGAGGGCCTTCCGTTGAGGCTTCGTACCTTTGAGGTCTGTAGCGCGCCATGTGGCATGAACTGACAGAGATGAGCCTGAGCGCATCGGACGGTTTGCGTAGATGCCGATGTTCTTGACACCGAAAAGGTACTCACAATATTCGACGAACCTTCTTGTGCCGGCGCGTGGTGTGGGATGGTTTCCGTCTTTGTTCCCTGTGTACGGTCTAGATGTCATCTTTGGGTTCCTTGTCCTTCAAATTATTCGCTGCTAATAAGCCCGTTAATGCACCAGCGAGAACGAGCATGATGCTCGATAGGGTGTCCCACCCATTCTGGTCGTTGGGTGACACTTCGAGCGGTTGCACGACGAATGTGAGTGAGTACAAGATCATGCCGACTGACATGATGAAAGTTAGTGATAGCGCGACTCCGACCATGAGGACGAGGCGCGCTTTGATCTCTGAGTTGGTGAGTCGTTTTCTCATGGTGTAGTAGCTCCTGTTGAGGTGTCACATCTGGGCGCTGTGGGTTGGGTTTCGCAGTTCCCTCGAACGCGGTCACTGCATCCTGTGACGACGAACATCAAAGCGATGGCGAGAGCTGCGACGACTGCGAGAGTTTTCATCTTCTGGGATTGTTGCTGTAGTAAACACCTTCGGCGACCCATGCTTCGTATTCTTCGTCGGTCATAAGGCGTTCGGTGTCATCAACTTGAATAAACACTTGGTCTTGTGGGTAGAGGGCCATATATTCTTCGGGTGTCATGAGTAAGAGTTCCTGTATCCGTAAACTTTGATTGTTCCGCCTGTCATTGTTGACGATGTTACGCCAACAGTAAAAGCCGTGTAACTGGTTGTGTTGTTCAAATATCCCGAACCAACACCAGCAGATCCAGCAGTTGCAGGGTCTGCGTAAGTACCAGAAATTATCGTGTTCTTACTCAGAAAAGGATTCAACAAATCGTAAACGCCTGCCATGCCTGTAGTGCCTCCCGGCCCTAAACGATTCCACGAACTACCGTTGTTAGTTGAAATAGCTGAAGCAGTTGCCGCCGCGTAGTTTACGACTGGTGCGCCCCAATAATATCCTGTGGTTGTTGACCCAAGTTGGAGTGTCATGTATGGACCACCTGCTGCAATTGAGTTGGTTTGAACAATAATTTTGTAATGGTCGTAGTCAGTTGAAAAAGCGCCTGTCACGGTCACGCTAGAAACGGCCGTACCAATCGTCTGGGTTTTAACGAGCCACAAACCTACAGCGTTCATTTGTGCTGCTGTCAGGACTGCGCCCGATGTGAAGTCTGGTGGTGTAGCCATAATGTTTCTCCTTTACCAGCCAAGTCGACTGGTGTCTAAAATACCTAAAGATGATGAATCAAGCGTAAAAAATTGGTAGTAAGTCAACGGACTAAACGACAAACTATATGTGGTTTGCTCAGGCGTAATGTTGATTTGCCAACCTTCTAAAACAACATTGACAGTCGTATCAGAACCAGCGGCTGGTAC